ATTGCCCGTAGAAATGCAACACCACCGCCAGGAACAATACCTTCTTCTACTGCTGCCCGAGTAGCACTTAGTGCATCATCTACACGGTCTTTCTTCTCTTTCATTTCAACTTCTGAGGCAGCACCGATATATAATACAGCCACTCCACCTACCATTTTAGCTAAACGCTCTTGAAGCTTTTCACGTTCATAATCTGATGTACTAACTTCAATTTGATTTTTAATTGTTTCAATACGAGCATTAATTTCATCTGCAGCGCCGTAACCATTAACAATTGTTGTTGCATCTTTGGCTACAATAATCTTTTCAGCAATACCTAGATCTTCAATAGTAGTTTCTTCTAATGTGCGTCCTAATTCTTCTGATATAACTGTTGCCCCTGTCAATGTAGCGATATCCATTAACATTTCCTTACGACGATCTCCAAACCCAGGAGCTTTGACAGCAACAACTTTCAAGCCAGCCCGTACACGATTCAATACCAATGTACCTAATACATCGCCATCGACATCCTCGGCGATAATAACCAATGGCTTACCGCTTTGTACGACCTTTTCTAAAATTGGCAAGAACTGCTTTACATGGCTGATTTTCTTATCAAAGACAAGGATATACGGAGTTTCGTAACTGGCTTCCATCTTAGCATTATCGGTAATGAAATAGGGCGAAATATACCCTCTATCAAATTGCATACCTTCTACCGTTTTAAGTTCAGTATCAATGCCTTTAGCTTCTTCAACTGTAATAACTCCTTCCATACCTACCTGCTGCATTGCATCAGCAATCAACGTACCAATGGTATCATCGTTATTAGCAGATACCGATGCTACCTGACGAATCTTTTCGTAATCGTTATCTACTTTGGTAGCAATGTTATCTAACTCCAGGACTACAGCATCTACAGCTTTATCAATACCGCGTTTAAGTTCAATCGGATTGGCACCGGCGGTAACATTTTTTATACCACTGGTCATAATAGCTTGAGCCAATACTGTCGCTGTAGTTGTACCATCGCCGGCAACATCCGCAGTCTTACTGGCAACTTCTTTAACCAGTCGAGCTCCGACATTTTCCAATGGATCCTTGAGTTCAATTTCCTTGGCAACCGAAACTCCATCTTTAGTTACAATAGGAGCTGCGCCTGCCTTGTCGATCACTACATTGCGACCTTTAGGACCTAATGTTACTTTTACTGCATCTGCTAGCGTGTCAATGCCACGCTTTAAACCATCACGGCTGTGAGAATTGAAATAGATTTGTTTTGACATAACTTTTTTATTTTTATTTTAACTCGTTTATTAACTTGACCATCATTGACATAACATGTAACTCTTTATCAATTGCGAAAGAATCTTGATACTGTGCTTCTGCCAGAATTAGAATAACACTTGCAACATGGCCTTTTGCATAATTATCGACCTCATCAAATAAAAACTTATATAATGATGTAAAATCTCTAACTTTGCTATCAGCAATCAATTGACGTATTTGAGTAAATGCTTCTTTTTTAGAATCAGGCTGAGCCAGTAACTCCACAATCTTAGTCATGTAGTTGGCTTGTATTAAACTGGCATTATCAATTTTCAATGTACCGTTAATTACCTGACGCTGACATGAATTTAGTATTCTACGGATATCTGGATATCCGGAATTGACTACAGTAACTAAATCTTTTTTATCAAATTCTACATTGGAATCTGTTAGAATAGAAACTATACGTTTAGCTACTTCGGCCTTACTAGGTGGCTCAATCGCAAACACTTGGCAGCGACTTTGTATTGGATCAATAATTTTTTCTACATAATTACATGTAAGAATAAATCTTGTCGTCTTACTAAATGTCTCCATTAGATTGCGTAACGCAGCTTGACCATTCGGCGTCATATAATCTGCTTCATCTAATATACAAATCTTCCATCTACGGAATCCAACTGTACTAGCAAAGTTTTTAATTTTAGTTCTAACCGTCTCGATATTGTTTTCATCTGATGCGTTGATATACATTACATCTGCATCAATATTATTGGCAATAATCTTTGCTAGAGTTGTTTTACCTGTACCGGCCTGTCCGTAAAATAGTAAATGCGGCACATCGCCACTTTCTAAATATAGTTTTACTTTTTCAATGATATGTTCGTTACCAACATATCCATCTAATGTAGCGGGTCTAAATTTCTCAACCCAAAGTGTATTTTCTTGTGTATTAAACATAACTTATTTTATTTACCAGTACTACCAAATCCTTGTTCACCACGTTCTGAATCTGTTAGTTCAGTTACTTCTTCCATTTCTATTTCTGGATACGGAATAATAATTAACTGCCCTACACGATCGCCATCATCAAATCTTTTCAATGATGGATAATATGTATTAGGAGGCATTTTATATTTAAATACAATTTCTCCACGATACCCAGAATCAATAACGCCTACGCAATTTGATAATATCAAATCTGTCTTATATACGGAGCTACGTGGAAACAGCAATCCAACATATCCTTTAGGAATTTCCACAGCAATACCTGTATGATAATTAACTGTTTGATTAGCCGTATCTGTTAAATGTGTAACAGATGTCATATCCATTCCAGCATCTCCAGGCTTTGCATAGCTTGGCGTTACTGCATTACGCGATAATTTTTTAAATCGTATTTTCATTAGGCCGTCTGTAATTGTACAAGATAATATGTTGATGAATACGTTTTTGCCCTAAATGATACTCGAGCCAATCCAGCGGCCGAAACTTCAATTTCTCCAGACTCGGCATCTTTATTTGCCTGTAAAATTTCTTTAAAGAGATTGCTAGAAAAACATACCACTGACATGTCTTTACTATCAGACACTGTCATATCAAATTTAATACGACTAGTATTAATTGATGAGTAATTAATAATAAATTCTACTTTACTACCATTACATTGTACTCCAAAATTTTCTGACTCTGGCAATGCATTTTTAGCTTTAATAAACTTACCAATAAAATCTTTATCGATATTAACTTTCATATTCCAGTCTGGTAATTGCTTAAGTTCTGGAACCTGACGTATAACTGATAGATCTGCTAACATAAATGTCATGTTAACATCAGAATCATTGATATCAACACTAACAGCTTTTTCGTTAGCACTGTTAACAGTCATTTGCAGATCTTCAGATACTGCCGATAACATTTTTACCAATTGCGGTGTTGCGTATACCCCCAATATATTTTCACCCATATCGATATCACTCGATACATGACCGATGACATTTTGGTCATCTGTAATAAATGCCGTTTGCACTTTACCCGCGGATGCATTCCATTTAACGGAAGTAGTAGCACCTGCCAGATGATATCGGCTAATAAAATTTAATAAATCTGTTTTTTTCATATTTCAAAGAATTGCGTAATTATACTGTTATTAACTAGATCATTTGTTGTACCACCATACTTGCTATACAATTGTAAGTTCTTTTCATAGATATGTAAAGCCTGATCTGGATTCTGAAACATCTCTTCCATACTCATTAATATATTATAAAAATCCGTTGGTACAACCGTTTGTAATAATTCATTATGACATTGTACAATTTGTTCTACTTGCTTAACTGTTTCGTTATACACAAACAAATTATTCAAAGTCATTTTCATGGTCACATCACCTTTGTAGTTTGCAACCTCACCAAATGTAAATCCTTCACTAACTGGATGTCCATATGGATTTGGGACTAAGTCATCAGCATTATACGGAAGATTTTCGCCTTTTGGAAAATACAAATGCGTAAATGTCATCTTAGTTAACTGAGGTGAATGCAAATAAGTACCATACACTGGATATTGGCCGGGTGAACTCGAGTCAGTTGATATCTGAATCCTACCGCCAAAATACTTGTTAACCATCTTCTGGAAGAAGCTTAACATAAAGAAATCTGATATTTTAGAAATTCCTAACACGTGTACATACATGTTACGGGCCTTTTCAAATTCTCTATGTTGTAACAACGGCACTAATGCGGCCATAAACAATGCTATACCTTTTTGAGTACCTCCAATACACCAACCATTAAATTCAAAATCCTTTACACGCTGATACCAGATATCATACTCACTAACGTTATTACCTTGTATAACATTTAAGAATTTGCATTTACCAGTTTGGTGTTCATTAAAATATTTAAAATTATCATAACTGATATCTAAACATTCATAGAACTTGCCATCATATTTTACTCGCGGCGGAATATCTAAATTAACTCCTAGATCACAATTTGTTTCGAGCCAATCAAAAATAGTCTTTTTGAAAGACGGATCCCATTTAATAGCACCAGTTGCTAATTGGAATCCTCCAGAATCTCCCAATACCATTACATCATCTTCTAAACCATATCGCTGACGAGCATCCATCCATTTATAATGGTGTCCAGCTGTGATCAGAAAATATGGATGACGCCATGGATCTGGAAATTCTTTTGAATAGAATCGACTGGTGAGTCCAGGCTTTACTTCCTTGTTATTTTTAAAATCACCGGCACAACCACCTGCTGATAATGACGGATAGTAAATCAAATTCTTCATTAATATCTACCTAATTAATTATTTTTAATTTCTTGCTTTATAAGAGCTTTACAATACTCTGCCTCATGCCATATACAAATTTCTTTATTGAAATCATTAGCAACAATATATCCTTCCATTTGTCTGCCCAAGTCAGATCGATCTACAATATCATAATGAGTTTTAGTATCAGTTAATACGTTATGTAATACTAATAAAGCATCTTGTACATCAAATGGCTTATACAATCTACTAGCCTCAATAAACTCTGGAAATGATCTAAAGTTAGGAAACACAATATCAGCGCCGAAAGCAGTTGATTCGATTACAGTCCATGATACATAATCTTGTAATGATGTATTGAATTGCACTTTACATGTCGCTAGTTCTGTATAATATTCTTGTTTTGTTAATCCGCTAAGCATTTTAAATCTCGGCTGGTGCTTAGCTAATGCATTCATCGCGTCTATAACACCAGGTAACATACTTCTAAATTCTTTACCTGATGTAGTCACATGCCATTCATAATTAGTATTAGCATCTAGAAACTTTTCTGCTACTTCTAACATAAAGAATGGATTCTTTTCTTTATCAAACCGACTAGAATATACAATTACATTTTTTTTCTGCATAGACTGCCATTCTGGTAATATATCCAATGTAGCTTGTTTATGAATTGGTAATGATACAACATGTATAGGAGCTTTGAATCCGGCAGCTCGTAACTGTTCTTTATGTATTGAACTTCCCACAAATATACCAGTCATACGTTGATCCAATCCTAGTTCATAATGGCGCATCCAATTGGTCATTGGATATGTAAAATCATACTCATCAACTGACTGTGCATGCAACATGGCATACACTTTAACTTTGATATTGTATAAATCCAAAGCATACCATATGGCATCTAACCCAGGAGTCCAATAGTCCTGTAAAAAGATAATATCATTATCCTTTACCTGTCCTTCGTATATCAACTTAAGAAAGTTCTCACATTGTGTTAAACTATACTTACCTCTACCGATAGCATCTAGCACAGCACCGACTTTAATTTCCTGATCAGCATCAAACACGCCGTCGATTGGAATAAT